AGCTCAAGCAGATCCGCAAGCAGTTTGAGAAGGAACAAGCGGACAAGCGAGCGAGCGAGCAAGCTAGGAATCAAGCGGAGCGCGGATCAACAAGCGCTGAATGTGATCCCAATCATTCGAAGCCAGAGGCTGAGTAGACTTATAGTCTGCAAGCAGATCGGGGAGCGAGCTGCTTCCGTATAGATTTATACGGCTAGGAGAGCCCTGTTGGGCCAAGATAAAATTACGTTTTGTACGAGTTAAGTGAAACAACTTTTGATGAGGTGAAAACTGTATTTTGTTGCCTGTCACAACCTTAAGCTCAACCATAAAAAATCCACAATTTTCGTGATATCCCAACAGATCTGGTGTTCCAAAAGAACTCCAAGATTCCAGTCTTGTCCACTGGATTTCGGGTGTTTTTTTCTTAACTAACTGCCAAAGTTTTGACTCTCTTTTCATCGTACATCACCTTTTATTCGTACGCATAAATCGTACACTTATTGACTTATAATCGTACATACTATAAAAGTCAATAATGGCCAGAACACCTACATTAACTGAAGGACAGATGAAATTTGCAGAGCTTTTAATCTATGAAGCTGGGCGCTTAAGCCCCGCGGAATGTGCTTTTAAAGCTGGTTACAAAACTCGATCAAGACAAGCAGCATCAGAACTAAGGAATCCAAAGATATATCCTTTAGTAGCAAAATATATAAATGAATTAAGATCAGAGGTACAAGAAAAGTACGGCATAGATTATCAAAGTCACTTGCAAGAGATGGCTAAATTAAGAGAAGAATCTCGTAAACATAAACAATTCTCACCAGCTATAACTGCAGAAAAATATAGAGGTCAAGTAGGCGGTCTTTATGTAGATAGAAGAGAAACAACTAATGTTAATGTGGAACTAGAGAAGATGTCTTTCACAGACTTAATGCAAAAACTAAATGAATTTGTAAATAAGAAGTCTGAGAAAAATGTTACGCCTGCAGCAGAACCAGTAGAATCAAAAGCAGAAGAAGCCCCTGAAACTGATTCAACAAAGCAATAGCTCTACTTAATAGTTTTCTTGGAAACTTTCTTATCATTGCCCATTTGTTTATAACTGGCGTTTTCATTTCGCCCATATAATACTCCTTGTGGATTAGGTCCCTTTACTGGAGGGATTGCCTTCCATTTTACATTAGGCATATTCTTGGTCAAGGTTTTATTTATCATTTATTTTTTCCATTTTAATTATACAACCAAGTGGGTATACATTTCTATCAGAAAATAACTCATCACCATCTTCATAAGACGCAAAGGTCCAAAGATTTTTACGATCTTTTTTAAATACATAGGCTTGAGTAATCATTGTACTTGGCATAAACTTTTCAAACTCTTCTACTGTAGCGTGACCGGCATCCCCAGTGATGTCAGACCAGGTTATTTTGTAGAAGTAATACTTTTTCTTTTTGATTACTACGTGTCTGTACTTAGATTTCTTCCTAGATTTTGGCATATTCATCTTATACTATAGGGGAGATTTTAGGCAAATTTTTTATTTTTAAAAATCAAAAAATCCCCGCGCGCCGAGTAGCACACTGTGCCAGAGCAAAATCTGACCAATGCTTAAATAAGCTAGCAATACCAACAAAGTGTGCCAACTGTGCCACCGTAAAAATTTCTCTTGGCACAGCTATTAGTCAATAATACCAACACTAATAGTCGATTTTAGGCACTGTGCCAACTGTGCCAGAGGTTTTTTCTTATGACGAAAAAAAATCATAGGGGCAAAAATTCCACTTATCTTGGCACACTGTCATATTTCTTGACAGATGTACCATTTTTAATGATTTTCTTAACTCCAGGGCCTTGAATCTCAAAATCTGCGTAAGGTTTCCACTCTTTACGTATCAGATTTATCTCTAAAATCAGATTCGACCATTGTTTGGGACTTATGTTTGTCCCGACTATACTCACCTTTTTCATAATCTATACACAATTTACCATCTAGATGATCCAATTCGTGCTGTATGCACCGGGCCGCTAGATTGTAAAATGTCTTTGTTTGCTCCTCTCCTTTCTCATCTTGATAGTTTAAAGTAATTCTAAGGTACCTTCTTACCTCTCCTCTCTTGCCGGGTGCAGATAAACACCCTTCAAAATCTGTTAAACTTTCATCAGAATGACCTACTACAACTGGATTAATAAAAATTTTTGCATTATTTCCAGCTCTTGTACAATCCATCACAAAGATTCTATTTTGATATCCCACTTGTATGGCTGCTAAACCTATGCCATAATGTTTATACATCATTTTTATCATCCATTGAGTTAGTCTTGCTGTCCTGTCATCTAAAGGAAACTTAACCTCAGTAGATTTACTTCTTAAAAAAACATCAGGATATTTTAATAATTCACTCATAACTAGGCAACATATTTCCCACCAAAGTAATTCTATTCTTACATTTATTTATAGGAACGTGGTGTTTTATAAAGGCAGGAAAAATTACAAGCTTGCCTTCTTCTGCTTTTATTTTTGTATTACTTAAAACTAGAGGGGAAGATCCCTTGGGACAATTAACAAAATACACCCAGGAAAACAACGCATAAGGTTCGTGCGAATGAACTTTAGTGTAATCTCCCTCGTTATATTTGGCAAACCACATAGATTTATCATATTTAATGGGTTCAGAGTTAATATTATGAAACTTGTCTTTTAAAAGTTTTATGACCCAATTAAAAACTATTTCACTATAAGGACCATCTTCTGTAAATAGTTTCGTGCCTATAATATTAGTAACATAGTTATTATTTTTAGGACACTCTTCACATTCTAAAAGTAATTTCTTTTTTAAAGATTTAAATTTAGAATAATTTTTAATTATTATTTCTAACTTTTGTGTTATTTGCATAATTTATTTTAATGGGGCTTCCACTCTCGCTTCCACCCCACTCCCGCCGGAATTCATTAACTTTGTTTATAGGTTTTAGATTTCCACCTATTAATACTTTCACTTTTTAGAACCATTCGAGTTGGTTCTGGGTGACCTATAATATTACTTTCTTGTATTTCAATTCTTCTTATCTCTTCTAAATGTCCATCCATTGTTTCAATATAGATATGACAATTAGATATTGCTGTACCTTTTTGATTCTCTGTAAATTTGCCAAGATACTGTTGCAAATCTCTTACACGCATACTCATTAGTGATATTTCCTCTCTATTTTTTTAGATATTTTTTTAATTAGCTCATACCACTTACGTCCCCACATCTCTCTTATTTCTCCAGATGTCTTCCAGTAAGCTTTAGCTATGTTATCCAGTCGTCTTGTGTCTTGTTTGATAGTATTCATCTACCCTCCTTAAAAAGTTATGTTTATATTTTTGGAATTCCTTCCCTTCAACCACAAACTCCTGATAGAAGTTATCTTTACTACACATCATAATTACACCTTTTTCTATTTTTGTTTTATAGATAAAGTTATGAGCCATTGCATAAGCTGCTAACTGAAGACAGTAATCTTCAATCCATTCTCTTTTCTTTGGCTTGTTTGTTTGCTTGAAGTCTATAATAGCATCCTTACCTTTATGGACACCTACTAAATCTGTTTGTCCTGCGTATAGCCCTGGATAATACAAAGTACATTCTGTTCCATAAAATTCAGGAACATTGATTAATCCACTTTGAATAATTTGAATGGCCATATTGTGAGCGTCTTTACCTACATTAGTTAAATCTACATAACCAACATCAATAATATATTTTTCTAAAATCTTGTGCATCGCCGTTCCACGCTCCGCTGCCTGGTCTTTAATCTTCTCGGCCTCCTCTAACCCGACGCGTTCCTGCCATCGCTTAAGCGATTCGCGCTTCTCGGCTGACTGGGTAGCATCCAAGATAGTCGTCACCGATGGAAGTTTTTCTTTTCCGGTATCGTAATGACGCAAACCGTCTATCGTTTCGCGCTTCGTCGTTGGATATTTATAACAATTATTTCGTCTCATTTTTTTCTCCTTTAATTTTTCCACCATTTGGTGAAATTCTTCGCTGTCTTTGTCGGTCATCATTTAACACTCTTTTTATGTTCCCAAATGTTATTATTAAAAACTCTAATTAATCTCGTTAGTTCTACTTTATGTTCCTTATTAAATTTATCTTTAAATATAACATCACAATCATCACAAGGTAATTTATTACCTTTCCAAACTATTACTATTTCTTTAGAATCCATTTCGCTCATCGATCTTCTTTAATAATTCTTCTCTTTCTTTTTTATTTAATTTAGATTGTTCATAAGATTCATTCAATTCATCTTGTTCTTTTTTAAATGGATCTTCAGGATTTTTTTTAAAAATTTCATTATAGTTTTTTCTATACAAATCGTTGGAAACCCTTGATTTTCCATCATATTTTCGACCTTTAGGTTTAAGTTTAGTAGGTTTCATTATACTCTAACATTTTTTTACCCACAGTTGTCCAAGGATTAAAATCAAAATCCTTATGAGCACAATGAGTCAATGATAAGATAAAACAAGTTAAGATTATCATTGGCATTTTATTTTTTATCTTTATTAATAAGTCCATCACCAAACCTTCCCTTATAGCCATAGCCTCCGTGGTGTACCATCGTCGATTCTATGTTAGCATATAATTTAAACCCATTCGCTGTTGCTAAGTTACAAAAAGCAATGTCATCCCCGGTCCACTTACCGTCTTTAAAGACACAATCCCAAAAAGAAAAAATTTTAAATCCTTCGGGGAATAAGTCTACGTGTTGGTGGGCTTGTATTTCAAGATCCGGTCTGTTCTTTTGTAAAGTTTCAAAGACTCTTCTATGAATCAACATCATACCGCTTGGTCCTCTAGTTAATTCAACCAATCCACCAGGCAAGACTTTGACGTTGTCATTATCTGGAACAGTTGTCGTATATCTTACAACCTTTGGATCATTGGTCTTAACTCTATAAGGAGTACAGACAATATCTTTCTGTGCGACCACCATTCTTAGCGGACACTCTGGTTCAAATTCTACATCAGCATCTATGAATAATAAATAATCTTTATCAGATTTCATAAACTGAGCTGTTAAAATATTCCTCGCGTAAGAAACGTAAGGAGATTTTAAGGTGTTGATATCTACTTTAATGTCGGCTCTTGTTAAGTCGGCAACTAACTTACACATAGAAACCATTGTTTGAATCTTCACTGAATCATAACAAGGCATCGCTATATATAGACTAGGTTTTTTTACTTCTTGTTTCATATTAACTTTACTCCATCTTTTAATTTAAGGTCACCAATTGTTTTAGATTTAAAATTAGTTCTATCGAAATGCGTAGTGGCAGGTAAATCCTTACTATACCAGTCGGGATTAACTTTATTTAAGTTCCAGGCCCAGTAAGAGCCATCTTTAAACTTACAAACATAGCCAGGAATCTTATCTCCACAACTTCTCTTTAAATAATCATACTTAGCTTTTTCAATCAACGATCCGTCAAAATCTTGTGGGTTATACTTTTCGCGATTTTTTAACTCCATTACATAGTTTGTATTTTGTACATCTACAGGAGACATAGGATCAAAAATTTTATTAATAGGATCTCTACTAAAAACTGTTTCATTTAGTTCGTGAATCATTTGTTTTTGTGTTTCAGACCAGCTCATTCTAGACTCATCAATTCTTTATAGTCTTGTAGGTTTACCACTTTTTCATTCATAATTTTATGATCACCTTTCGTGTAATGATTAATAACTTGTTGTATCTTTGCGAGTTTTGTGTGGGCGTAGGGAAATAATAAACAACACACGTAGAACGCGTCTCTAAAAGTACATCGCCATCGGTATTGCATTAAATACTTTGTGCCATCAACACGTCTACCTTTGCGTGGTTTCTTGGTCAGTGTCCCAACACCTAAGACTTCGTGGACCCAAATCAACACAGATTGATCAGTCATCGTAATTTCCATCGATAGTCGTAAACTATTGGACATACGATAACCTGGTTTACCTTTGTGTTTTTTCTTTTTTTCTGGTGCTCTTTTAATATGAATGCTTCCCTCACCATCAAACAATCCAGCAATGTAAGCTAAATTATGATCTTTCATCTTCATATAAAATTTGTTCCTTTCCATCATAGTCATAATAATAACCAGATATTTTCTTTTTCTTTCTGTTATATTTCTTTTTAGATTCTACTTTTCTTTGTTTATATTTAGGCGTGCGTAAGTCTTTGGCTACAACGTTTTTTGTCATTGTAGCCTCGCTTGTTTAGCCATTTGTTCTAACTCTTCATAGGTAGGTTCTTCTAAAGGCACTTCGCCTTCTGACTTACATTTACCACATTGAACGATCATATCATAAATTTTGATATAACCATTACCTTTGCACTTATCACAGATGTATTTGTGATTAGCTACTTTTATCTTTTCCATTTGCTTTTGCACCTTTGTTATCTTTAAAAAATCTAATTAGACGCCCGATCATTTTAGAGCGAGTCCTATTAGTTTTTTGCGCAAGAACAGTAAGATCTTCCCAATCCTTTTTAGGTACTGATAAAGATTTATACTTCGCTGGATCTGCCATTGTCTATTCCTTTCTGTCCCCATCCTTTAGAATTAAATTTTATTTCTTTTAAAGTAATAAAATGTTTTCTTTCAAAAGGTTTGTCGACACTTTTTAATTGATGTTGTATTCCTTCCAATTGAGTTTCAGCCCATCCTTGCAGATGTTTAAAAAAATCAGAAGCTTCTATCCAATCCCATTTCATTATTTCTTCTGGAATTTCACATCTAATTAAAGATCCATCTTCCCAATCCCAAATTACTTTAAGATCAAATTTTTTTACTTCTTTTGTTGTTTGCGTACTACCTGGAGGGTTGTATGTTTTATACGTTTTCATATGTCCTTTCTTGTTATTGTTCTTCTCATATTTTTAATAACTCTGCCTGGTGGGACTTCTTTGGAGTCACCCACAACTTTTCCCTAAGCGTCCAACTATTTCCTTTCGGATAAAGATGGTAGGTACTAAGAACCACTTCCGGTGTCTTGAGCCAGTAGGCCCTAACCCTCCGGTCCTGTGCATTACACCCGCTTAAGCGTTGTTCTGCCACAAGGCTTAACTAAATTGCAATTTAGTTAATTTGAGTATGTATGGGAATATATACTAAAAAATATAATTTGCAAGTATTATTTTTTTAAGATAAAAGAAAAGTCTCTTCTCACACCTTTTGTTTGTTCGTCCCTTTCTTGGGACGGACAGACAGGTTCAATTCTAGGTTGTAATCTTAGGTTCTTTAGGTTTTGGTGGTGGAACAATAGGATCTACCAATATGCAGTCAAATTTAATGTAAATTTTATATTGATTAACTTCTTGCCTGCCTATTTCTTTAGTTTTGCTGGCAGCTTCTTCATACCCTTTTACCATACAAGTAAAAGAATCATCAAATCTTTCTGGCCATTGGTATGGAGGCATACAGGTATTGGCTATGCCTGAACAAAGGTATAGTACTAGTATTAATTCTTTCATTATCGCCCCTGACGATTGTATTTTTTAAAACTTCTTTTCTCACTTTTTGATAAATTCTTCTTGTGACGTCTCGGTCTTTTGGGAGGCTTCTCTCTTGGTGTAAAGTTAGTAAATTTAATCCTTGCCATCAGCCTCTTCTTTCCACTCTCTCACGAATGGTTTCATACCTTTAGGTACCTGAAGGGCTGGTAGATAACTTATTTTGCCGTTTATGTGTTGCTGTAAATCAGCACCGCACGTCATACATCTATAAAATTCAGGCGTTAGCCCCACTAACATTGTGAATTGATCACACGTTGGACATTTTCCGTTTACGATTTCGGCGCTTAATTTCATTATTTTGATTTGTATTATTATTTTCCTCAACAGTAAAGTAATTTAATTGTTGTGGGACTT